TATACGCGCACGGCTTGACCGATTCTTTCCGGTGAAAGTCGTAATAGACGCGCCCGCTGTAGTTCTCGAACGAGCCTTCGTATTCCTGGCGGAACGTGCGCGGGTCGAGCGTGCGGCGCGCGGCTTCGACCTCTTCGGGCGGGACGTTGCCGCCTTGCACTGACGTGTAGAGCCACGACTTATGATCCGGTTCGCCGCCATCCTGCCCGGCAACATACGAGTCGTAGCAATGATTGAAGCCCTTCGGCGTGCCGATGCGCAGGCAATGACCGCCGACGTACTTCACGCCGTCGATTTCGTATTTGCACGTCGAGAGCATCGGGCGCAGAACTTCCTTCCACGCCTCATAGGGGCAATCCGCCCATTCGTCGACGAGCGCGAAGAACAGGCCGGAGCCGCGCAGGTTGTCGTATTCGTTCAGCCCGACAATCCGGATGATGTGGCCGGTTTTGAGCAGGATGAAACATTCCGACTCGTTCGGCTTGCTGTCCATCCATGCGCGCGGTATAGCTCGCTTCAGCCGGCGCCAGAACACGCGCTTGGCCTGTTTGAACGTCGGCGCGGCGTACCATATCTCGTCGTCGGGGCTAACCTTCCAGCGTGCCGCCAGTTGCGCCGCGCGCCGCATCTCTTTCGCGCCGAGGAACGTCTTGCCGAAGCGTCGGCCGCACACAGCATCGCGGAAGCGGGCTTTCGGTTGCCATCCCCAGGCGTAAATATTCGCTTGCTTCGCCGTAAGCTGGATCGACTCGAATACGCTCGTCGGCCCCGTTGGTCGTTTCGCCATGTCAGAGAATCGGCTTTTCGGGGATCGGCTCATCCGGAGAGATGAACGTGTCCGTCGCGGTCATATCGCTGTCGTCGCCGCCGCCAGAGTCGCGCAGCATGTCGGCGCGCGTCTTTTCTAGCGACTCAATGCGCCGCGCCAGGCGTTCGACGTGCTCGCCGTAGTCGACGCGTTTGCGCACCGTCTCGTCGCCCGGCCCAAACTCCGACGCCTCGCGGTCGTGCTTCTGGATGACTTCGAGGCCGTGTTTCGGGTCGTCTTTCCACGCCTTAGCTTCAGCATCGAGCGCGCGCTGCATCCGGAAGCGGAGCAGGGTGATTTCGTCGTCGAGCGATCCGAGCCGCGCGCTCACGTCGTCGAAATCCGCCTTTTCCTCGTCGGTCAGGTGCCGGCCGTAGATGCCGTGTTTCTTCGCGTTCTGGTTGCCTTCCGGCGCTCCGTCCGACAGCCCGCCATGCACGCGGCAGACTTCCTTACCCGGAACCGCCTTTGCTGCGCACTGCGCGCCAGTGGAGCGCGCGAACGCTTTGCATTGCACGCGCTGCATTGAAATCTCCTGTTGACATACGCTCTCTTTCGGGTAGTATTTCAGGTCAGCACAACCCGAAAGAGAGAGCACGAAATGAAGCCATTTGATTTGGAAGCCGCGAAAGCGGGCGCAAAGTTGGTGACGCGCGACGGGCGCGCAGTGATCTCGTTCAAGGACGCCTCAAACGGGAGTGAATACCCGTGCGAGGCAATTATTGACGACATCAAATTCATCGCCTACTTCTCCGAGCGCGGCGAGTTTTACCACGGCCACCCGCACGATCTCGACCTTTTCATCGCGCCCGACACGCGCACCATGTACGTGAACCTGTTCCCCGATGGCGTCGCGTACTGGTTCGACACCGAAGCCGAAGCCCGCGCGGGATTGAACGCTCGCGCGCTGAAAATTGCTGTGCCGGTTACTTTTGAGGTGTGACGATGACTGACGACGAAATCCTGATCCTGTGGCAAGAGTTGAACAACGCGTTTATGCGTCGCGGGGCAGACCGCGATACGCCGGTGATCGTGCAGTTCGCCCGCGCCCTTCTCTCCGCGAGCATCGCCGACACAGCGGGGGCGAAGCAGGACGATGTGAGGGATGCGCTCGATATTGCCGAGCAGCTTGACGAGATGAGCGACCGGATAACCCGCTTCAGCAATTACGAAGGCGACGCGGTGTGTGCTCGCGCGGCTCAACTTCTGAGGACGTTTGCCAACCATCAAGCCGCAAGACGCAAGGTCATGAGCGACGGCGATTTGCAAGACATCGTGATGGGCCTGTTTGGTCGATACACCATTCCGGCGGATTACAAGCTAGCCAACTCGGTTGCGGAATTCGTTATGTCGAAGCTACCGCGCTCCGCGCCATACGGCGCACCATTCACGACCGACGTTGCGCACTGCTGCGGCGATCCCGAGACGTGCAACGATCCGTGCGAGCCTGCTATCGACACAGCGGGGGCGAAGCTGACAAATGCGCAGATTGACGAAATCGGCGTGAAAGCCGGACTTATGGAGCGCGTAGGCAAGAAGCAGGTTGCACTCGCCGCCGAGTTATCAGCAACGGAAATGCGGGCCGCAATCAGAAGTTTGCTCGCCACTCCCGCGAGATCGGTAGCCGATGGCGACAAGCAAGAGGCGGTGGCGCAAGTTGACGAAGGTGACGACGGCCTGTTCGTCGAAATCCTGCATGGCCCGAACGGTTCGCCATTGAAGCGCGGAGACAAGCTCTACGCCGCCCCTCTCGCCCAGTCCGCAGAGCAAGACAGGATTGATGCAGAGCGGTATCGCTTCCTCCGCGACAAGATGCGCTTTTCCTCGCCTCCCGGCGATATTCCGACCATGACGCTGAACGCTCCGCTCGAAGCGCCGACGCATGACACGCATAAGGATTGGATCAGCGATCGCTTTGATGCCAGCGTGGACCGCACCATCGACGCAGCAATGGAGCGAGCAAATGACTGAAGAACTGAAGCCGTGCCCGTTCTGCGGAGAAGACGCGGAACATGTCCACGTGTGTGCTTACGAAGAAATCGTGCGATGCACGAACGAATGCTGCTTCGTGCGCCCATCCATTACCTGCGAGCTTCCCGAAGAATGCTTCGAACTTTGGAATACGCGCGCACCGCGTGAGGCGCAGCCGGTGGCGTGGTTCGAAGCGGAGGAATCTTGCCGGGGCAAGGACATTCGAAGCATCAACAGCATTATTTACTCAACGCGGCTGCACTGGCAGGCTGCGCGCCCCAAGGCTCAGTGAGTCCAGATGATGCTGCAGCGAGCGTGAGGGCCAAGATTGATGCCGCGATTTCCAAAGGAGCGAACAAATGACCGACGAATACAAATACGTTGACGCGAAGGGCTGCTGCTACAAATCGCCCTGCGAGCGTCCGGGCGAGGGGCCGTGCGAGAGGCCGGCTCGCCGTATCGAAACCACCAGCGAGAACATCGCGCGCGACATGCGCGAAGGTCGATTCCCGCAGCGTTCTGAGCCGCAGATGATTCCCGCCGCCCCCCTCGAAAAGTCCGCTGAGAGCGACGAAGACCAGTCCGCCGAAAGTCTAGGCAAAGAATGAAATGGCGTCGGATGCACAACTGGAGGCCGCGCAAGTTCTATGCGCGGTGGCATCCGATCAACCTTTGCCCAACGGAACTGCTTGATTCATGAGGTTTGAAAATGAAAGAACATTTCAAAAAATGGTTCAACTCGCTTCCTGCTGGCGACCATCCGAAAGATGGTGAGGAATGGGCATGGGAAGCATGGCAAGCCGCCCTCGAATCCCGCGTATTGGCGGAGAGGAAGCCGATCTATCAGGGCCGAACTATTGGAACAACGTCATGGACCGATCAAAGCAAAGACGGTTTCGATCACATGAATAAGTACGCTGCATTCGAGACGCGCATCTTGTACGCCCACCCCACGCCGGATGATGCAAGCGCCGACACTGCGCGGCTCGACTGGCTTGAGCAGGAAGACGAGATGGGCTTCTTCTACAACATCGACCACATCACCGCGAACATCAACGAAGGTTTCAACGGCTGCAAGACTCTCCGCGAAGCCATCGACGCCGCAATCGACCGAGCAAGGCAATCCGGGGAGGAAGGGAAATGAATGCCGAGCAAACCATCGCGCTCGCATCCGACACCGCCCGCCTCGACTTCATGGTCCGCACTGGCGCAGTCGTGCAGTGGTACGGCGAGACGTGCCAGCTTCACGGCAGCGCAGGCGTCATTTCTGGCGCGGGCAAGTTCTACGATTCGGCGCGCGAGGCGATCGACGCGGCTATGACACGGGAGGCGCGATGCGCAAACTGACCGCGCTCGATTGGGCGCTGCTTGCCGCTCCGGTCATCGCCGCGCTCGCTTACCTTCTGCTCTAAGCCAGCCGATCCGCGACGAGCTTCGCGTATCCGACGATGTCGTGCCAGTTGTCGTGATAGTCCGGGTCGCCATTCAGTATCCGCGCGACCTTATCCCCAATGACCTCTAGCGCCTGCTTCTGATCCGGTTGCAGGCGCGTCCATCCTGGCGCCTGCCACATCACTTCCTTCATCCCTTGCGCGATCACCGCATGGTCGGCAAACACGCCATATCGAGCGCCGCGCTCGGCGAGTGTGTGCGCGATGTCGGTCATCCGGGTTTCTCCTTAGCAAATAACAGCGAAAATAGTCGTTGACTGTTCGAATCTCTGGGCGGTATGATTCATCTCATGCGCTGAACGACGCGCACCAACCGGAGAGAGAAATGAGCAGCGCAATCGAATTCATCGTCACGTTCAAGGACATCGAAGTCGTCGTGTTCGCTTTCGACCGCGAAGACGCACAAGAGGCGGCGATCGAAGAGTCTGAGCGCGTGCAGGGCTACTCGACGGAAATCGTGCGCATCCGCCGCGCGTAACCAGCGAACAGCCGAGGCAGACCATGAAAAACTACGAACAATCCCTCATGCAAGACGCGATCAAGGCAATCGAGCTTCTCGAAGCGATCGCGCGCAAGGACGGCGTGACGCTGGACAACGCATACGCGCTTGGCTTCTCCGGCGCTCTGCTCGAAATTCTGCGCGCCCGAACCAGCGCGGAAGCCGCCTGATATGCGCTACCTCAACAAGCCGGAGCCTCCGATAATATGACCCGCCTCGCGTACTATCGCCACCTGAGAGCGCAGGGCTTCGCGGCCCTTGACGCGTATCGATACATCAAAGATTGGCGAGCGTGACCGGATCGCAGCACACCGCGCCGAGCGCCTTCCAGTGCGAGCACCAGAAGCAACGAACCAACTCGCGCGCGTCTTGAGGTTGAACCTCGTGCGCGCGCGGGTAATTAGTGACTCGGTAGCGAATCGCCTGCCTTAGCTCGTCATTCATCCCGCATTCCCGAAACTGATCTTTCCGCCCACACTTCCTAGCGCGTCGAGCGGATGCGATCGCATCACGATCGGATAATTGCGCATCGCCTTCACCTCTTCCCGCAGCGCCTTTACCTCGCGCATTACGTCTTCGATCGTGACGGGTTCTCGCAGCAGAATGTTATCGACGTCCATACCGCCTCGTTTCTTGCTTCCATTGCGCAGTGCGCTTGCCCGACTCACGTCGCACGCACGGCGCGAGCGTGTCGTACACCGACCGGCGGCTGCCATCGCTCACGAGCACGACAGCCTCGCCGCGGCGCATCAGTTCCCGCGCGAGCGCAACGCCGACGCCAGCCTGACCGAGCATAAGGATTCGCAGCGTCATCCAAACCTCGCAACACGCATGAACAGAATGTGCGCGTAGTCGCGCATGTGGCTTAATTGCCGGTCGAGCAGGCGCTGATCCGCTTCGGGCAGCGCGCGGTATGCAGCGCTGCGCAGGAAGTCGCACAGCTTGACGATTTTCGCGTCGAGCTCGGCTTTCTCGTCGATCACTCGTTGCTGATGGGCAGGGCGCACAGGCTCGACCAGGAGCATCATTCCGGATTCGTCCATCATCTCTTTCCCCGAACAGTGAAAATCGTTATTGGCTGTTGATCCCGAACTCGCTCACCTTGCCGAGCACATCGCAGCCCACCGGTCGAGCTCGATCGACCAGAGCCACGCCGCGCGAGCGTAGGCATTCGCCCACATTCCGAAGCATTCGAATGCGTCAGTTACGAACATGGGTGCTCCTGTAGGGGTGATCGCCTCGCCCTGTGTGTGCTCTGCACGGCTGACCCTGTGCGGAGCGAGACGATCGGAAGGGTAGAGAGTGGCGCATTTGCCCGCAGGATTTGCCCGCATGACCGGAAACGCAACCACACGCTCGTTTTGCACGTGTATGCACCCTCTGAAATCCGGCCCGGATTCGAACCGGGGCTGCATGGTTTTGCGGACCAGCCGATTAGCCGCTTTCTTACCGGATTGCAGAGAGAGCCGGATTTTCACCGGCTGATTGCCTTACTTGGCGGGAGCAGTGAGGCCGCGCCACTCGTCCTTGAACTCCGGGACATTCCCGAAAGTTGCCAGCCCGAATTCCGGCCCAAGCAACCACTTCTCGCCATCAAACCAGCGCATCGAGGTTCCGCACTCGTCGTCGTACTTCGCCTCGTACCATCCGGCGCGCACCGGCTTCTCACTCACCGGATACCACTCTGTCTTTTCCATCATCTCTCCCTAGGTAGGGGCAAAGCGCCGAGCGGTGCGCGACCTTATCGCCGGCACGGGGGATCGCTGTGTGCGCTGTCTCCGGCGGAACGTTTTAGCGAACGTCACCCGCGCATTCACGCTCGACGCCTCGCCCCATGATCATTGAAGGAACATCGCGATCGGCGTCGCCAGTCCGACAGCAAGGCCGATCCACAGCGTTCCGAGCACCATGCCGACGACGAATTCTTTCGCGGCGCTCATTTCGTCACCGTCACTTCGCCGGGCTTTTTCGCCTCGCGTTTATGCGGCGCCTCGCGCGCCAAATCCTTTTCCGAGTAACCCGGCTTGCGGTCCGGATCGTCGATTTCCGGCTCTTCGTATGCGCCGCCAGGACAGATAGCAACGAGCACCGGCAGGGCGATACGGCCCGCGGAACCCATCGAATCAGCCATGTCTTCCGGGTCGAGCGTGCCGGCGATGACGCGCTCAATCAAACCTTCCATCGCCACGCGGTATTGCGGGCTTTCCGCGATCCACGTCGGCGCAACCTGACGCCCCGTATCTGCTTGCCACTGGCGCACGACCTCGTGCGTGATCTGCGCGTATATCCGTTCTTTCTTCACCGTAGCCCCTTTGTTGTCGTTAGATGCAGCGCGTGGCCGAACGGGACGCTTCCCGTCGTCGGATAGCCCGCCAACTGCATGACAAATCTTATCATATCTTCGGGGGATTGAAATGCCAGAAAGAGAGCGAAAAGCATCGTATTTCCCCTAATCGGATAACAGCTAGATATTGTTTGACTGTTACGCTCTCTCGCGGGTATGCTTAACACATACACCAACACCACGAGGCCCGACATGATCCACTACCGCGACGAATTCGATTACTGCGACAATTACGATGAGCCGGAAATGACCGAGGAAGAGCGCCGCGCCGCACGGGACGAGCGCGACGCCGATCGATACTTTGCCCGAATGGACGATTGACGAATGAACAGACCGCAACTCGCAGCACTGCCCAAGCACGTGCTCGTCGAGCTCTACCGCAGGGCGATCGGCGCACCGGGTGACTATGCCCGGAACCCGAAATCGTTCTACCTCAAGGCGCTCGACGCCAGGGAGGGAACCGAACTTGCCAACATACTCGCGACCATCGAGCGCAAGCCGCGAAAGATTCAGCGGCGGACGATCGAGAAGCGGAACGCACTAGAGAATGCGAAAGAGTTTCGCGCAATCTGTAAAGCGCTCGTCGATTGGGGCGATGACCTTGCGGACAATCGCGAAGCACTGCGCAAGCTTCAGGCGCGCGCGCGTGTAGCACTGGAATGAGGTTCGGCGTGCCCGGTTGCGAGGTTCCGGGCTTCCGACTGATTGGCATTGGATCATGGGTGGCAACCCGATCCGCCGCGCCGCTCCGTTGAGCGGCTTTTCGTTTTTACGTCAGAGATTCGCGCGGTCGCGCATGTATCGCACCGGCCATCGGGGAATGGTTGCGGCACTGGCCTTACCTTCGGGTTTCGCGCCTCACCGCCCGTAGCGGCGGGGAAGGGCGCTGGATAAGCGGCTTCGATGCGTTGCGCATCAGACAAGGCGCGAAACCCGAAGGAGCCAGTTACGCCGGCTAGTCGGCCCGATTTGAACTCGGGACTTGTGTTTTCGAGCAGGAAAAAGAAAGGGCGCCGAGGTTTGACCCAGGCGCCCTTGAAGCACTGCTACGGAGAGTTCTTGCGGATTACTTCAACATGACAGAATTGTAGTTTAGCTATTCACACCTGTCAATACCCTAAAGAGACGAAACATCTCGAAATTTAGTGTGTTTCGTTCATACAACGCAAAAACTCCATCCGCTCGCCGTGGTTCAACATCGAGAGGGCTATCAAAAACTCATCTTCGCTCATCACCGAGGGCGCGACGATCTGAGCGCCTTCGTTTGCCAGAGTAGGGACTGCAATGCTTTGTTCGCTCAACATTTTCTTTTGATCCTAGGGGTGTCAGATCGGCAGTCACAGCACCGACAGGGACCGATCTTACGCCCACGGCAAACGTTGGACAAGAGCATTCTTCAGCAATTTATTACATCTCAATTCAACAACACGAAACAATTTCCGATCGCTTTATGGTAGTTGTAACTGGTAACAACTACCGGAGTTCTGTTACGTCTTAAATTTGCTCGACATGGCCTTTAGCAGAGCCGTCTGCGCTCGGATCGGGTCATTTCGGTAGAGCTGAATCGCCGTCTCTAAGAACGCCAGTTCGTCGGCGTCGGTCGGCTCTGGCGTCTCTTCGGCGACATGCGCGGGCTGCGCCTGCTCAGCGCGCTCGTTCTTCTCGTGCTCTCGATCCATCCAGCCGTCGGACAGCTTGAACGCCTGCTCGATCTTGCGCGCGGTCGTTCGGCCAATGCCTTTGTACTTGGTATTGATGTGCGACATGTACGCCTCGCGCACTCCGACCCTCTCGCCGAAGAGCTTCAACATACCTTTCTCTGGCGCACCTGGATCGTCTCTCCGAACTACCTCTTTGAATTGCTCAAAAAGGTGTTTGAAGTTGCGGTAACGAATCTCTGAAATGTCCATTTTTGGTCCGGTAGGCAGTGTAATTTTGGGTTCTGTGCCGCTTTGATACGGAACCATACCACGGTGATACGAAGCGCTGCAATAGAAACCCCACACTAAATAGACGCGTTTTGTCTGAATCTTATGATATGACATCTCTTTTTGCGCTTGCATACTCTCTTTGAGGTGGCTATACTCTCCTTACTGACTACCGGAGAGAGGTGAGACATGCAGGGCCAAAAGAACATGTACGGCGTTCCAGCGGAGATTGACATTCAGATTCGCGCGCTGCCGCCTCTTACCGCTCACCGGGTATGGAAGCAGGCTGGAACCCGTGTGATGGCTGCGATCTGCGAAGCCGCTGGCGTTAGCTACAGGGGCTTCGAAATGGTGCGGATCGGGCAAAAGAACCTCTCGTATGCAAGTGCGAGAGTGCTCCAGTACGGAATTTTTATGTCGCTCGGCGTCGCCGTCGATCTCGACACGCTGTGCAACGCGATCAACTATCGCGAGCACCAAGAAAGCGTCGAGCGCGAAGAGTTCGAGGCGGCAAAGGCGGTGCCGGCGTGAACTACTACCAACACCACATCGGCGATTTCAACTCAGGAACCGTCCGCATGCCTCAGCTTGCCCGCTGGCTTTACCGGGACATGATCGAGGTCTACTACGACACCGAGAAGCCGCTGCCGACCGATTTCGAAGTTCTGTGCATGAGCATCGGCGCAGTCGGGGAAGAGCAGCGTACCGCGGTCAAAATCGTGCTGGCGCTGAAGTTCAAATTGCAGGACGACGGCTATCACCACGAGCGATGCGATAGCGAGATCGAGAAATATCGCGCAAAGGCAGACTCAGCAAGCGTCCGCGGGAAACTTGGAGGTAGGCCACGCAAAGCTGATGCAAAGCTACAGGAAACCTATAGCTTTACTACAGCTAACCTAGAGGATAGCAAAAGCAAAGCTGAAAAAAGCTCTCTGCAAGCAAACCAAGAACCAAGAACCAATAACCAAGAACCAGTAACCAAAGACAAAGACACTGCGCGCTCTACGAGCGCTAGCGCTGCGCGCTTCGATGCTCGCAAATGGCTTTCCGATCGAGGTGTCGATGGTCAGCACATCACCGACTGGTTCGCAGCAAGAGCGAAAAAGCGCATGCCGAACACGCTGACTGCGTTTCAGCGCACGCAGAGCGAGGCGGAAAAGGCCGGCGTTTCGCTCAACGAGGCCATCGAACACTGCGCTGCGCGCGGATTTGCTGGCTTCAATGCCGACATGATCCAAGGCGCCCAAAGCAGGAATCAAAGCTCGTTTGACCTTGCCGTACAGGTTCAGCGAAACGCAGGGCCGCGCAATCCCGGCGGGTACGTGAGCAAGCAGGAACAACTTGAACGCAATAACCGCGCGGTTGTCGAGCGATTCGCAGCGCGCCTACAGGCTGAAGAAGCCGCAAAGGGGAACGACCATGAAAACGAAGAATGATCAGCTTCGCCTCGCCGCAGTGCTCGCCGACGTCCATGCGTTCTATCGCCAGGACTTCTCCGAGTTCGCGCTGACGGTCTGGACGATGGCGATGGAACCGTTCGACATTGCCGCGGTCGAGCGCGCGCTCGGACAGCACGCCATGAACCCCGATTCCGGGCAGTGGTGCCCGAAGCCCGCCGACGTCGTGAAAATGCTGCAAGGCTCGACGAAGGATTCCGCCAACAGCGCATGGTCGTCGGTCGATTACGCGATCCGCACGCGTGGCGATCAGTATTCGGTCGTGTTCGACGATCCGCTGATTCACCGCGTCGTCGAGGATATGGGGGGCTGGATCAAACTGTGCCGCACCGACTCCGAGCAGTACCCGTTCACGCAAAACGAGTTCGTGAACCGTTACCGCGGCTACAAGATGCGCGGGGAAGTGCCGCCGTACCCGTCGAAACTCATCGGCACGCCGGAGGATTACAACGCGCGCCAGGGCTACCCGGTTCAGCCCCCTTTGCTGATCGGCGACCCGAAGAAGGCGCAACTCGTGCTGCAAAACGGCTCGAACACGCCGCGCATCGCATTCACCGAGGCGACCAAATTTTTGCCCGCAAATGCTACCCCGACGAGAGCATTTGCGTTAAAATCACCTGAGGATATTCCAACCGCATAGGCCAGAAATGACCGCATCGACCAGCATAGAAGCACTCGACGAGCACCGCGCCGAAGGAAAAGCCGACCGCCAGCGCATCGCCGTCGAGCGCTTCTTGCGGACGATCTACCCGGCCGGCGTCACGCGCAACGCCATATCCCGCGCGCTGCGTCTGCCGATCCAGTCGGTGACGGGGCGCGTGAATGAACTGCTCGCGACTGGCACCGTGATCGAGCCGGGCGCACGGATCAAAGACCCGATTACGCGGCGCACATGCAAGCTCGTTGCGAGCGCGCCGGATTTGTTCGCATGACGTGGCAGCGGCGCGGAGAAACGCGTGATCCAGTCGAGATTTTGATTGAGCGCGAACAGCGCAACCCGACCTGCAAACAATGCGCATGGTCGATCGGCAAATACAATTTTCTTGGTGACGACATATGCGCGCGGAACAGACCAATGCGGGAGCGGTGCAGCGAGTGGCGGTCTTTACAAGCGTACATCGAGCGCTCGAAAGCGTTTTCGAAACGCTCGCGCTAGCCTCCGCGGTGAAGGTTCCGGGTTACTCCGAGTCCGTCGCGCGCAGCACGGTCACCGAAAAGAAAGACTGGACGGACCGCATCACAGACGCAGCATGGGCGATGCAAGCCATCGACTCGACGCTGAGCGCCGTCGAGCGCGCCGCAGTCATCGCGCGCTATCACCGCGACCCTGGCACGCTGCGCAAGTACGAGGGGCGCCGCTGGAGCGCGCAGAAGGCCGACGACGCCGATCAGAAGCACGCTCAAGCCCTCGCGCTGCTCAAGTTCCACCTGAGCCACCTGCACGCGAATTCGGCGCTCCTAGAGGCCATCATCGAACGCGAATTCACGTTCGGCGAAGCGTACATGCCGACGACCGTGCAGATAGCGAAGGATTGCGGCGTCTCGCAAGCGAGCGCATCGCGCCTAGGAACGAAAGTCGCGCGCGCCGTTCACGCTCTCGAAGTTCGCGCACACCAAGCGCTTCAGGCTCGTTTCGCCGAGCTAGGGTTTGTGCCGAGCTAATTTCATCTCTTTGGGAGAGAAAACGCTTGACACTACCCACCGATGAGATATGATTCACACCAACGCAGCACACAACCACCAGCGAAAGGAAACACGATCATGAGCCAGACCAAATCTCCCGCGCAGTTCAAAGAACTCATCGAAGCAGCTCGATTCAGCGCCCGCAGCGGCGTCGAAGTCGCCGAAATGCTGATAAAGCAGGACGGCGGAGACGCCCGCTCAAGCCGAGTCTATCTCGCGCAGCAGCAAGCCCGCGCAATCGAAATTGAGCGCCAAATCCTCATCCTCGAACGCATGTCGACGCTTCTGACCAAGGTGCTGTCATGAGCACGCGAATGTTCGATTGGACGATCGCGATCGTCTTTGGAATGTTCCTCGCCTACTGTGCCGCCTACGGACTAAACCCGATATGAGCGACGACGACGACCGCGAAGCGCAGCAATACCTTGAAGAGCAGGAACAGCAGTATCTAAAAATCCACGGAGAGAACGAAAATGGAAACGAATCAAGCCCCGAAGGTGTACGCCGCAATAGCCGCTGTGATGTCCGTAATGTCGAAGGAAGGCATCGCCAAGGATCGCCAGAACGTGCAGCAGAAGTATGCTTTTCGTGGGATTGACGACGTTTACAACGCGCTTTCGTCGATCCTCGCGGAGCACCGCCTGATGATGTTGCCGAACCAGCTTGAGCGCGTCGTGACCGAGCGCAAGAGCAATAACGGCGGCGTCCTGTTCTCGGTGACGGTGAAGGTCGAATTCACGTTCGTATGCGCCGACGACGGCAGCTCGCACAAGTGCGTGATGTACGGCGAGGCGATGGATTCGGGCGACAAGGCGACGAACAAGGCCGCGAGCGCCGCGTTCAAATACGCCGCGATGCAAGCCTTCTGCATCCCGACCGAAGGCGACAATGACGCCGATGCGCACACGCACCAAGTCGCCGCGCAAGCCATGAAGCCCGCCGACGTCAAGCGCCACGTCGCCGCGATCAGGGGCGCAAAGACTGGCGAAGCGCTCAAAGCCGCGTTCGATGCCGCGCGCAAGCATGCGAGCGAACTGAACGACGCCGACGCTTACGAGCAATTCAAGCTCGCAAAGCAGGAAGTCATCGACGCGCACACGAAGCAAGAGCCGGCCGAAGCCGCAGCGTAATCACACACCCGGCGCCAGAGCGCGCCGGCATACGGAGAAGATGACCATGAACCAAAAATACATCATCACCATCGGTTACACGAAACTTGCGTTTGATGACCGCGAAATCGCGATGCGCGCATACGCGATGCTGATGGACTCGACGCCGATCACGTCTGCATCGTGCTACCCGCATACGCCGCCCGAGTCGATGAAAAGCATCGATTGGGTTCGCGAGGCGGGCAACACAGAAATCGAGCTCAAGCGTGTTGACGCAAGCAAGTTCGCGCTTCACATGACGAATAGCGAGTACCGCGAAAAGTGCAAGCCGCGCCCGACCGAAATCGACGGCGAAGCGCGCTTGGTAGACGAGTCGCGCGTTGCTGCAATCGCAGGGCCGTC